TCCACCTGTTTCTTCGGCAGGTTGAAGATCTGCCGGTAAAACGCCTTCGCATCCGGCGTCTTGGAGTTCATGCATTCGCGGGCGATCTTCTGAACCTCGTCGTGGTCGTGGTTCAACTCCGCTGCCATCGCGCCCTCGGCGATCTCCCTGATTTCGTCGCCGCGATTGTATGGCTGCGGCTGGCTAGTTACAGATGCGGAACCGCCGCCACCTCCAGCGGTAGGTGTGGCCTGTGCGTCGAGCTGAATGTGGCGTTTGAACATAATTGTGACTTCCTTTTCTTCGATATTCTCGTTTCGGTGAGCCTTGCAGGACGGGTCAGCAGGGATTCGGACAAGGGATACCTCCATCGGTTCCCAATCGACGGCACGCGCCTGCTCTGTGTCCTCGTCAAATTCGTAGGCGTGGACGCGGTAACCGACGCTCAGCCAGCGCAGCGTTCCGTCCTCCACTTCGTTCATCGCTTGATCACCAAGCGGCGAACGGCTAAAGCGGATTTCTGCCTCACCTCGCGTTCCGTTTATGGATGCCGACTTTGTTATGCCGCATCCTTGGTCGGTGTCATGCTCCAGGAGAACCGCTGCCCCATTTCGCATTCTGTCCATGCGGATGGAGCCCTCACGATGGTCGAGGATTTCGTCGCGAACTCCGTAGCCTTCGATATATCGCCTGACGGGGGATTCTGATGAAAAAGTTACACGAACGGTGCGCTTCTCCTTGTCGAAGGTTGCGTTGCTAAGGTCTGATGTTCTTTTTAGAACACCAAGCTGAATCGTCGATTTGTCGCCGTGCGGCATCTCATTGCCGCGAAATCTGGAACGGCGTTGGATTCGTCAACTAGAAAAGTGATACCTGGCCCTGCCGTTTGGCTTTGGTATTTGGCCATTAGTCGGCTTGTTAGATTGCACATCCTCCGAAGGAATGTCGGCATTGTCCGATCCTGGAGGAGTAGTTTTTGAACTCTGAGGTGTTACAAATTCAAGATCGTGATCCTCGGCGACATCCTTTTCGTCCTCCAACTGCTGACAGATGTCTTCAAAGTCTAAACCCTGCTCCTCTGTAACCATAGTTCGGGTATAAACACCGCCATCGATCGCCATAAGGTTTGCACGGATATCCTTCTCAGGATCGACCCACGGCCAGCGCCGGCCAGTAAATCGAGGGCGATTGAATTGCTCTATTTTGGAATAGGGAAGATCGATTGCCCTGTTTAATAGCGCAGCTTCAAGCCACGCATCGAAAATCGGGATGCATAGGTGCTCGATCATGTGATACTGCTCCTTCTTGAAACCTTCCTGAGCCTCGATGTTACCGGCGCGCATGGATGAGTAGTTCGCGTTCGACAGGTCACCGGTGAGCACCATGTAAGGCAGTTCCAATCCCGCCGAAACTCCGAAAAGAGCATTCTTTACGAAGTCTCCATATTGCTGCGTTGGATGAGTTGGATCGTATGGAACAAACGACATTCCCGGCGGCAAATCATCGTTTTGGCCGGGAGAAGAATCCGAGAGAACAGAACCAGTCGGATCACCGCTGGATGTTTCCTGGACTTCTCCTGAATATGTGCCGCCGCGGTCACTTGTGAAGTATCCGCCTTTGTTTGAAGCCTCGCGGCTCGCAACCAGTTCCGCTTTCTCGTATTCGCCGAGATGCCTTAACCGTTCAATAACCGGAGCAATCGAAGGAACACCGAGGGATTGTGTTACACGCTCCTTGACGAAGTAATGGATGATCTGGTCTGCAGGAATTGGCTTCGACGCTCCGAAATAACGGCCGCCCATGAGAATGTCTCCGGGGTGACGATCCATAAGCCAATAGGCGATTGTCTTTCCGGCGTTCAATCCGGTTAGCATCTTTTCGACGCCCATGACGATATAGCGATTGCCGTTTACCTCCGTGCGGCAGTGATCCAGGTAATCGATTTCAATCGGCTGCAGTGCGAATCCGAACTTATTGATTTTCTCATCCTCAATTTTGCGGAACATTATCCCGCCATCTGTTCTGCGCGCTCGCCTGGTCTGGCGGCAGATGTCGTAAAATGAATCCTCGCCGGTAATCGTGCAGTTCTTCGGTTTGCACCATTCCGCCCATGCCTGCTCGATTTTCAGGCAGGCGTTCTTGTCCAGTTTTTCAAAATTCGGAGGAAAGGCACAGCGCATCTGAAGGCTGAATCCCTTTCCGACCGTCAGGATATTGTTTTCGTCGGAGTTTAGAGCACGGGACACCCACGCATCATTGCGGCCAAGATCGCGGCAACGGTTTCGCAATTCGATGATGTCCTGCTGTATTTCCGCATCGCTGGTTCGTTGAGAAAGATTCCAGTCTGCGCTAAGCCGATCGATTCTTCCGCCTGTATATCCAGAACGCCCGAAGATTGGCTTGGCTGGTTTAATGCCTCCGATTGATGCGCCAATGCGCTGGCGAAGGTCCCGGAATATCTGTGCGTATGTCCTCATGGGTTGCGGAACCTCGTTAGAATCCTGCGGTTTTTACCTCTGGCCTGTTCTTGAGCAACCTCAGCCTTCAGTTTGTCGCGCTCCTTGCTCAGCGCCTCAAGTTGCAGCTTGGTGTCGGTCCCGTTGTAGCCGTATTCGCCGACGGCCCGGAGTGCATCCTCGTATGCCAGGTTTACCTTCTGGAGCATCCGCTCGGCGTCACTGCGGCCATCGAAGGACTCGCCCTCTCCAATGTCTGATATGTTTTCCCTTACCTCGAATGTGCCGCGGTAAACCTCATACCGCTCGATGCCGTTGCTTACATAGCCAACAAGTGTATAGCGCCCAGAAACCCATTGCGCAGTTGTGGCGGAAGAAACCAAAAGCTCGAAAGTGGTGTCGTCCTCGGTGGCGGTGATGTCGATTAGGGTCTGGCTGGGAAGTGCTCCTCTGGCAGAATAGGAAAGATCCCATTCATCGGCGGGATAGTCTGCCAAATCCTTAGTCCAAGCTAGTGTATCTCCAGCCTGAACTGAGGTCGGCTCTTTTTCCGGGACTTCGGCGGCCACAAGCCGCGAAATCTGGAACGGAACCTAAATAATCAAGCAAAACGACGACTACCGAACCTCGGCTTAACCAATCGACGGCGGCTGAAGTCACGAGGAATAGGCCGCGGAGCCGTCGGGCTAGGCGCTGGCTTCTCATCTTCGGCCTTTTCCTTGTCTAATTTCTTGGCCCTTGCCGCTATCGCAAGCAGGTCTGCATGCATGATTTCCAGCGCGGCTTGGCTATAGCCTTCCATGTCCAGCGCCTCATTGCGTGCCCTGAGCTTATGGAATTCAATCTTGAGGTAACCGTTTTTCTTCACCTGCCGCGCAGCCTCAGCGCCTAATTGAGCGAAGAATTCCTCATCGAATCCGTAGCCGACAGGGTAATGGCAGAACCGCGGACCGGATTGATCGAGTTTAAGCCGTTGATGGAAGGTGAGCTTGGCCGTGACTGTGCCGACGAGTTTGAGGCAAATCCCCTTTTTCGGCCTGCGGTTGCTGACCAGTGGCGCGCCGGTCTTGCTGCTGCCCTTTATTGCGTAAACCCCGGGCCCAAACTCCATCGGCTGACGCGGACGCACGAACTTGTAAACCGGGTCGCGGAAACCTTCCTCGTCAGCTTGGCCGCCAGAGTCGATGACGGTGACAATGATCTTCAGTTTCCCGAGGATCGGGTGGTCCCATTCCCGGTTAAGAATCTTGTCCAATTGCTTCCAAACTGCCGTCTGAAATGGATTTCCCATCAGCCGGCCAGTCTCGATTCCCCAGGACTCCTCACCTAAACCCCATCCTTTAATCAGATACTCCAACCGATCGGCCTGCGTATCGACGGCGCAGGTTAGGACCAGAACGCCTTTTGGAAGCGCCGGCCCGTAGTTTTCGCGGCGTAGGTAAACCGGATCGGCTGAAATCCTGTCGAGTTGGATTTCATACGGCTCAGCCAGGAAGGTATTGATCCAGAATTGAAGCTTGCCTGGATCGTCCTTGTCCTTGGTGGCTTCAAGGAAGGATAAGACCCATTCGTGCAGAAAGGATCGCAGCGTCTTCTTCTTGCCCATGATGCCATAAAGGCCGGAAAGGTGGTAACCACGAGTCGTCCGGTGGGGGTAACGTGGCACCCACCGACCCTGCATCACCATGCGCACGCGCTCGAAGTCGGAAAGCTCGGCATTGCAGCCTTCGCACACGTAACAGGCATCCTCCGGGCGCGGGATTAGCTTTCCATCGGCATCCGGCCACGTCCATTTGACGTTGGCCCATTTGAGCGTCTGACGGTGATTGCACCGTGGGCAATCGCAATGCCACTCCCGCCAGTCGGAATCCTCCAAGAGTTTCCAGATCCTAGAGCCGCCTTTGACTGTCGGCGTGGACGCATAGGCAAAGACGGCATCCGGGAAGCGTTCGGCTCGTCCATCGGCTTGCGCCACAGGATCGCCTTCCTTGTTGTTTTGATCGCTGTCGATCTCGTCCTGGATGATCCATTTGCAGGTTAATTGCCGTAGATCTGAAGCCGAGTTTGCACCCACCATTGACAGCGAACCACCGGGAAAAAGCTTTGACCGAATGGTGTTGCCGCTGTCTCGTGAACGGTGGTCGCGTATTTTGTCCCGGATGCGCTTCATCTCCGCGACGGTAGGAGCCAGCACTTTTTGAGAGAACCGCTTTACCGTGTCGATGGTCGGAGCTTTGAAAAGGATATTGGCCGGCGCAACGTCGATAACGTAAAGAAGTGCGTTCAACAGGATGTTCGACTTGCCGAGCTGCTTGCCCATGCATAGGACAACCTTCGCAACGGTTGGATCGGTCAACGCCTCCATCGGCTCGACCAAATATGGAAGCCTGTCGTTACGCCATTTTCCTGGCTCCGGGGATGTTCCGCGTGGAATTTCTCGGTATAGTTCGGCCCATTCGGCGACGTTTAGGCGCGGCGGTGGGGATAGGAGTGCAAGAGTGGAGGC